ATTAACTAAATTTAGACCAGAAACAGAAAAAGACAGATTTGAAAGAATGGCAGAATATTATATGAGCCAATACAATATCGAATGGAGAATGATATTAGAAGATGGTGTTGAATATGATACTGACGGAAGTGGAACGATTGTAACAAACGAGAGAGAACCTTTACATGGATTTAGAAGATTGACTAGATAATGGCTTTAGATGTTAGAATCAAAACCAATGCTAAAGCAATTCAAAAAAGATTTAAAAAATTAGAAAGCAAATTTCCATCAATTATTGATAAAGGTATTTTACAAGGTGGATTTCAATTATTAGATATTATTAGAACAAAGACTAAAAAAGGAATTGATTTTAATGATAGACCCTTTGCACCTTATTCACAGGGATATTTAAAAAAATTAAACAAAGAGGGTAAATCAACAAATGTAGATTTATTTTATTCTGGTAGAATGTTAGGTGCTTTAACTCCATCTGGTAGAACAATAAAAAAAACAGGTAAAAACAAAGTTTCTATAAATTTTAGTAATTCTCAAATGAGACAAAGAGCATTATTTAATCAAGTGTTGAATAACCCTAAAAGAGAATTTTTTGGGTTTAACAATAGAACAGAAAAGATTATAAACAAACAATTCAATAAATTTGTAGAAAAAGAATTAAAGAAAATGAGATTATGAGCATAAGAGAAAACATAGCATCTAATTTATTATCAACTATTTCTGGTATATCTAGCCCAGCAATTAAGAAAGCTACTAGACAACCATTTATATTAGACGAATTATCAGAGCAACAATACCCAGCAGTAATAGTTCAAACATCAGAAGAAAATAGAGATGACTCTGAATTAGGAAGTGGTGCTAAAACAAGACATGGAACTATAGATTTTGTAATACTTGGTTTTGTCAAAGGTGCAGAAGCAAATATAGATACAAAAAGAAATGAGTTAATTACTGCTATTGAAACAGAATTAGAATCTGATATTACAAGAAATGGTAATGCTCTAGATACAGAGGTCATTCAAGTCGAAACTGATGAGGGTTCATTATTTCCTGTAGGTGGAATAAGAATGACTATTAGATGTATGTATGAGTATCAAGCTGGAACACCATAGGAGATAAAATGAAAAACGATAAATTATTAGATAAGATAACAAAAAAAATAGATCAAATAGAAAAGATGCACGATAAAGAATCTATACTTTGTGAAGAAGTAAAAGATTTAATTGAAGAAATAAGAGAAAATTCATTGGAAGACGAAGATCATACTTGGGAAGAAGAAGATTTGGACGAAGACGATTTTGAAGAAGATGAAGAAGATATTGACGAAGAAGACGATAAATAGTAAAAGACGTTATGGCTAAAGATATTAAATTATACAAGAATGGACATGAAGTAATCATCAATCAAGACCAACTTGATAATTTTCTAAAGCTTGGTTGGAAACAAGAAAAAGAAAAACCTAGTTTTAAACCAAAATATAAACCAAAAGAAGATAAAGGAGAATAATCATGGCAACTCATCATGGAAAAGAGGGTGTTGTTACTGCTGGTGGTACTGCAATAGGAGAACTTACAGGTTTTACTATTGAGACTACAGGAGATGTGGTAGAGGACACTTCATTATCAGATTCAACAAAATCATTTTTAGCTGGAAGAACATCTTTTTCTGGTACTTTAGAAATGCACTATGACGAAGCTGATGCACAACAAGAAACTTTAACTGCTGGAAGTTCAATTTCATTTGTATTATTACCAGAGGGTAATGACACAGGAGATCAAAGTTTTACAGGTACAGGTATTGTAACAGGAATGTCAATTAACAATGCTATGGACGGAGTGGTTTCAAGAAGTGTTACTTTTCAAGGAACAGGGGCTTTAACTAAGAGTACTGTATAATAACATTGTATGAAATTTATTGACAGAGCCAAATCTCATTTTGAGTCTTTAGGTGTTCAGCACATAGAAGTTGAAGAATGGAAAGATGAAGCTGGAAATCCAAGTGTTATATATTGGAATCCTATAACTCTATCTGAAAAAAATAAACTTTTTAGAAAATCAGATAACTTAAATGATGTAAGTATTCTTGCTGACATTTTAGTTATGAAAGCTTTAGATAAAGACGGAAATAAACTTTTTACATTAGAGGATAAATTAGCTTTGATGCACAAAGTAGATTCCGATGTCTTGTCTAGGATAGCAACAGCTATGGTACAAGCTATCAATCCTCAAGAAGTAAAAAAAAACTAAAATCTGAACCTGAATTAAAGAATTGTTTTATCTTAGCAGATAGATTAAAAATACCTTTAAGAGAAGTTTTACAAATGGAAGAATGGGAGTATAACCATTGGTTAGGCTATCTCTTGTTAGAACAAGAAGAACACGAACAAGCTATGAATAAAACAAGGCACAGATAATGGCACAAAATTTAGTATTAAATATCTTAGCAAAAGATAAAACTAGACAAGCTTTTAATGGTGTTCGTGCTGGATTATCAAATCTTAGAAGTGCAGTATTTTCAGTTCAATCAGCTATAATAGGTATTGGTGGTGGACTTGCTATTAAATCAATTTTAAATGTTGGTTCTACTGTTGAACAATTAAGATTAAGATTTGCTTTTTTATTTAAAGGTGTCCAAGAGGGAGATAAAGCTTTTAAAGGTTTAATTGATTTTGCAAGTAGAGTTCCTTTTTCATTGGAAGAAATACAAGCTGGTGCTGGAAACTTAGCAGTTGTTACAAAAAATGCAGAAGAATTAAATGAGATTTTAAAAATTACAGGTAATGTTGCTTCAGTAACAGGATTAGATTTTAGAACAACAGCAGAACAAATACAAAGATCATTCTCATCAGGTATTGGTAGTGCAGATTTATTTAGAGAAAGAGGTGTTAGAGCATTATTAGGTTTCAAAGCTGGAGTTCAAGTTACAACAGAAGAAACTAAAAAAAGATTCAGAGAATTATTTGGAGAGGGTGGAGAGTTTGAAAAGGCAACAGAAGTTCTATCTACATCATTTACAGGAACATTATCAATGTTATCTGATAAACTATTTAAGTTTAGATTAGATACTGCACAAGCTGGTTTTTTTGATTTTGTAAAACAAGGTTTAGCAGAGTTTAATAAATTACTAGAAGAAAACTCTGAACAACTTGCTTTGTTTGGTGCTAAATTAAGTGCTGGTTTGATTGAAGCAACTAAAACAATAATTTTAACAGGTGCAAGTATTATACAAGCATTAACACCTGTATTTAGTTTTATCGGTAAATCAATAAGTAATTTATTTGCAGTATTTAGAGACTTACCACAGGGTGTCCAAACTTTAGGACTTATAGGTTTCTTAATGTTAGGCAGATTAGGTAAAGGTGTTGTTTTAATTATTGGTGGAGCATTTGATGAAATTAGAAGTATTTTAGGAGACTTAGCTAATGCTTATGCTTTTTTTTTAGAAAAGATAGCTAATGGATTGGACAAACTTGGTGTCTTTAAAGATAAAGTAGAAAATTTAAGAAATGTTGTAGATGATTTTAGAAGTTCAGCAGAAAAATTAAAAACTCCTTTTAAAATATTACAAGACGAAACATCTAAATCTACAAAAGAATTAGATGGCTTTATTGGTAAAATGGAAGAATTTTTAAATGGACTAGAAGCAAAAGCTTTAATATCAAGAAAACAAGTTGAAGAAATACTTAATAAATTAAAAGGCTCTACTGAAGAAACTAAAAAACTTGGAATAGAATTTACTAAAATTAAAGACAATGTATTAACAGCATTTAAAAAAGACTTTGAATCTATAAATGAAACTCTAGGTAAAATGGCTCAAAGTGGTATCAAAGCATTTTCAAGAGGATTAGCAGAGTCATTAGTTTTAGGTAAAGAATTAAATATGACTATGAAAGAAATAGCACAAAAACTTTTAGTAGATATTGTAGCATTTACAATTCAAATTGTTATTCAAGAAACAATTAGAAATCAATTAAAAAAAGACCAAGTAGATAGTGAAGCAAAAATTACAAACGAATTAAGATCACAAACAACTGAAATGAAAAGACAAGCTGTACTAAGTTTATTTACAGGTGGTTCAGGTGGTGGATTACCTTTTATGGCTAATGGTGGTGCAGTAAGAAAAGGACAACCTGTTGTAGTTGGAGAACGTGGTGCAGAATTATTTATTCCTAATTCTTCTGGCCAAATAACACAATCAGCAAGAGGAACAAATGGTGGACAAACAACAGTGAATTTTAATATCAACACTTTAGATGCTTCTGGTTTTGATGAACTATTAATTAGAAACAGAGGAACTATTACATCAATAATTAATTCAGCAGTTAATGAAAGAGGGAGTAAAAACTTAATCTAATGTCAGGTGCTT